TTCAAATCATATTATGTTAACTTTCAGAGATGAAGATAATACAGAATTTAGAATGAAAGTAGATGCAGGTCACTCGTTTATTTATCCAGGTGATAATAGCGGTGGCGTTGTAGATACAATGAAAGCAGCGGGATCAGCTTTAGCTTCAGGTCTTTCTGACTTAGTAGATATTACAGTAGATACAGATACAGCATCTTGTGATGTTGAAGTATTTGTAGGGAGCGCTTAATGGCATCAAGTTTTACAGGTCTTGGTACAGAATTAATGACAACTGGCGAGAACGCTGGTACATGGGGAACTACAACCAATACTAATTTACAAATTATAGAACAGATTTCTGGTGGCTATATTGAACAAGCTGTAACATCAACTCCTACTACACTAGCTGTTGAAGATGGAGACACAGATGCGGTACTTGCACATAGAATTATAAAATTTACAGGAAATATTAGTGAAAATACTGTAGTAACAATTCCTTTAGATGTTCAACAATTATATGTTCTTGTAAATGGCACGTCTGGTGCTTACACAGTTCAATTTAAATACGTTTCTGGATCAGGAAGTTCAGTTACTTTTGCAACGACCGATAAAGGAACTAAAATTGTTTATGCAACTGCAGATGATTCAACTAATCCGAATATAGTTGATACAGGCATATCATCGGCTTTTACACCTGCCTCTGCTGATGGAGCAGCTCTTGGAAGTTCTTCATTAGAATTTAGTGATCTATATTTAGCAGACAGTTCAATTATTTATTTTGGTAATGACCAAGATGTTACTATTACCCATGATCCTGACGATGGACTTTTCCTTAAAAGCACAGCAACGGCTGACGATAATCCTTTTGTTCTTACCTTACAAACAGGTGAAACAGATATGGCTGCTGATGATGTACTTGGAAAAATCGATTTTCAGGCACCTGACGAAGGAACAGGCACTGATGCAATTTTAGTTGCAGCAGGTATTGAAGCAGTATCCGAAGGAGATTTTAGTTCTTCTAATAATGCTACAAAATTAAGTTTTAAAACTGCAGCGTCAGAAGCTGCTGCAGAAAAAATGAAATTAAGTTCAACAGGAGTTTTAACTTTAAATGGTTCAGGTGGATCACTCGTTATTCCTGACGCAGGAAATATTGGCTCTGCTTCTGATACAGATGCAGTAGCTATTAGTTCAGCAGGTGTTGTAGCTCTTTCAGCAACAACAGAAGCAAGTGCAACAGGCACAGCTGCTTTAACTTTAGCAGGTGGTTTAGGAGTTGCTAAGGATGTATGGATTGGAGACGATTTAGTTTTAGATTCAGATTCAACAGTATTAAAATTTGGTGATGATCAGGACACAACTTTAACACACACAGATGGTACAGGGTTAACTTTAAATGGTACAAACAAATTATGTTTTTATGATACAGCTTTATCAATTCATTCAAGTGCTGATGGTCAATTAGATTTAATCGCAGATACAGAAATACAAATTGCTGCAACAACAATTGATATTAATGGTGCTGTTGCAATGGATGGTGCTATTACTGGTGCTACTGATATTACTTTGTCAGGAGAACTAGACGCTGCAACTTTAGATATTTCTGGCAATGCAGATATTGATGGAACTACAAATTTAGATGCAGTAGATATTGACGGAGCAGTACAATTAGATTCAACTTTAACAGTTGGAGCAAACGATCAAGGATACGATATAAAATTTTTTGGAGACACAGCAAGTGCTTATATGCTATGGGATACTTCAGCAGATGACTTAGTTTTAGCAGGAGCTGCTGGAATAGATCTTGCAGGAGATATTGATGTTGATGGTACAGCAAATTTAGACACTGTTGATATTGATGGAAACACACAGGTAGATGGTACTATTACAGTTGGTGCAAACGATCAAGGATATGATATAAAATTTTTTGGTGACACAGCAAGTGCTTATATGTTATGGGATACTTCCGCAGATGACTTAGTTCTAGCTGGAGCAGCTGGTATTGATCTTGCTGGTGACATAGACGTTGATGGCACAGCTAACTTAGATGCTGTTGATATTGACGGAGCTGTACAAATAGATAATACAGTAACCGTCGGTGAAAATGATACTGGTTATGATGTTAAATTCTTTGGAGCTACTTCTGGAGCTTATATGCTTTGGGATGAGGATACAGATGATTTAGTATTAGCAGGTGCTTCAAAATTATATTTATATGATGCAGGCGGGGGTGAATATCTTTCATCTTCAGGATCTGCATTAACAATCGCTTCAGGTTCTGCAGCATGGGAATTACCAGCAGCTGATGGATCAGCAAATCAATATTTAAAAACAGATGGCTCTGGTAACTTAGATTGGGCATCTGCTGGTGCTGCTGCAGTAGACTCATATACAAACTCTACTGATAATAGAGTCATTACTTCTGTAGATAGTTCAACAATTAATGCAGAAGCAAATTTAACTTTTGATGGAACCACTTTAGCTGTAGCTGGAACAGTTGAACCTTCTGGCGATACTGCGTCTGGTGATAATGCGGCTATTGGATATACCGCTTCTGAAGGATTAATACTTACAGGTCAAGGAAGTACCAATGATGTAACAATTAAAAATGATGCTGATGGTGATGTTATTTCAATTCCGACAGGTACAACAAATGTTACAATCGCAGGAGACTTAACAATCTCTGGTGATGATTTAACAATGGGAACAAATACCAGTGGTGCTGCATTAATTGCTGACGGAACAAATTTTAATCCTGTTGTAATTTCTGGCGATGCTACAATCGCAGCTAATGGTGCTTTAACTATTGCTAATGACGCTGTAAGTTTAGCAAAGATGGCTTCTGGTACAGATGGAAATATAATAAGTTATGATGCTTCTGGAAATCCAGTTGCAGTAGCCACAGGAACAGATGGACAAGTTTTAACTTCTGCTGGTGCTGGACAACCATGTGCTTTTGAAGATGCTTCTGAAGAAGCAGAAGGTTTAGACACCGCTTCATTTGACGTAGATGCAAGCGCTACAGTGTATTACGCTCTTGATGGGGGCTCTGGATATCTCTTAGCGACTAACGTCATTATCCAAACTTCAAGAGACAATGGTAATCGTGCAATGTATCTGTATTTAATCACAAACTATTATGGTCAAAACATGTCCGCCACTCTTATAGCTTCATCAGGTACAACGACAGCTGATTTAGCCACAACGGCTTCAGATGATTATTTGGCGAACAACATGTCCAGTTATTTAAAGTTTGTTAATAGTGGGGCAAATGGGTGTGAAGTCAAACTTACTTGGACTGAAATAGTTTAACACTTAGGAGAAAAAATTAAATGAAGAAAAAATTAACACTTAGGAGAAAAAATGATTATTGTTGAAAAAGATGGAGTAGCTAAAGTAGAAACTGATGATGGTTGGGAAGTCTATACTCCTGATTTAACTGTGCCTGATTTTGTAGATGATGCTTGGTTAGCAAAAGTAGCTGCTGTAGCATATAAAATAAAACGCAAAAACGAATATCCTACGATAGAAGATCAGTTAGACAAAATATATCACGAAGGCATTGATGCTTGGAAAGTGGATATTAAAGCAGTAAAGGATAAGTACCCAAAGGAGACTGAATGAACTTTAAAATAGACAACAAAGATTACGATAGTGAAAAGCTATCGGATAAAGGCAAGATATATTTTGGTAAATTACAAAATTTACAAGTTAAATTACAACAAATAACTTTAGAAGTTGCAGATATTAATGTTTTGAAAAAGCATTATTCTAAATTATTAAAAGAAGAACTTCCTAAAGAGGAAATTAAAACAAAATTTCCTAAACCATAGGCATAAACTTATGCTACAGAAAATTAAAATACAACCAGGTTTTAACAAACAGGTTACGGCAACTGGTGGCGAGGGTCAATGGATTAGCGGTGACTATATTCGTTTTAGATATGGCTCACCTGAAAAATTAGGTGGTTGGGCTCAACTAGGAGACAATACTCTTACAGGAAGAAACACGGCACTACACCATTTTGTAAATTCAAGTGGTGTTAAGTATGCAGCATTAGGTACAAATAGATTTTTATATGTATATTCAGGAGGAGTTTTCTATGATATTACACCCCTTAAAAGTACAAATACTTTAACCAGTGCTTTTACAACCACACAAAGTGATGCAACGGTTACGATAACTTTTGCATCTCCTCATAATATTTCCAAATACGATATTATCCGTCTAGATAGTTTTACAGCAATTACTAATTCTGATTTTGGTGCCAGTGATTTTAACGACGTAAATTTTATGGTTACAAGTGTACCAACTACTACAACACTTACCATTGAAATGGGATCTGTTGAATCTGGATCAGGAGCAACTACATCTGGAGGCATAAGAGTTAAACATTTTTATTCTATCGGTCCTGCGGTTGAAGAATCAACAGCTGGATGGGGTTTAGGATCTTGGGGTGGAACAGCAGGATATATTTTAACTTCTACTCTTGATGGAGCAATTGATGCTTCTGCAACAAGTTTAACTTTAGCAGAATCAGGATCTTTTCCTGCTACTGGAGTTGTTTTAATTGGTAGTGAACGTATTTCATATACAGGGAATGATTCAGGAACAGAAATTTTATCTGGATTAACTAGAGGAGTAGATAACACGACGGCGGCATCGCATTCAGATGGAGCAACAGTAACCAATGCATCAGATTATACTAAATGGGGCGCATCACAGTCTGCTGATATTATAACAGCTCCTGGTCTATGGTCCCTGGACAATTATGGAAATAAACTTATTGCAACTATCGTTGATGGTGCAACTTTCGAATGGAATTCAAATGCATCGACTCCTACTGATACAAGGGCAACCATTGTTGCCAATGCACCAACAGCTGCATTACAGACTTTAGTTTCAACACCTGATAGACACTTAGTATTTTTTGGAACTGAAACTACTATTGGAACAACGGCTACTCAGGATGATATGTATATCAGATGGTCAGACCAGGAGAGCATCGATGCTTCAACTTCGTACGCTCCTTCCGCAACCAATACTGCTGGTACACAGAGACTGGCCGACGGAACACGGATCATGGGAGCTATAAGAGGTCGGGATGCAATTTACATTTGGACTGATACTTCTTTATTTATTATGAGATTTGTTGGTGCGCCGTTTGTATTTTCATTTCAACAAGTTGGTACAAACTGTGGATTGATAGGAAAGAATGCGGCGGTTGAAGTTGATGGATCTGCCTACTGGATGTCAAAGAATGGTTTCTTTAGATACACTGGTAAACTAGAATCTTTAGCGTGTTTAGTTGAAGATTATGTTTATGATGATATTAATATAATTCCTAAAAATCATATTTATGCTGGATTGAATAATCTGTTTGGTGAAGTAACTTGGTTTTATACATCAAGTTCTGGAACATCAAACAATAGATCTGTTACTTATAACTATATGGATTCAACACCAGAGCGACCAGTATGGACTACAAGTTCACTTGCAAGATCTGCATGGTCCGATTCCCATATATTTGGAAAACCACACGGTACAGAATACGATTCATCTGCTACGAGTGATTCTACAGTTGGCAACACGGATGGTGTTACAACTTACTTTGAACATGAAACAGGACAGGATCAAATTAAAGCGGCGACAGCTTCTGCTATTGCAGCGAACATACAATCAGGTGACTTTGATATATCTTTAGGTCAAGGTGGAGCAGATTTAAGAGGTGATGGCGAGTACATGATGAAAATTAGAAGAGTACTTCCAGATTTCTTGCAACAAACAGGTGATGCAACAATAACATTAAATTTAAAAAATTATCCAACAGATTCACAAGTAAGTTCGTCTTTAGGACCTTTTGAATATACAACAAGTACAACAAAAATAGATACAAGAGCTAGAGCAAGAGCTATAGCTTTGAAAGTTTCGAACACGGATCTTGGACAACACTGGAAACTTGGAACTTTTAGACTAGATATACAAGCGGATGGGAGAAGGTAATGCCTCTTAGGATAGCTTATAAAGAACCAGTAGAATATTATTCGAATTTAGAAGCAGGACTAGATTTGTCTTCACCATTAAATTTGAATCAAAATACTACACCATTAAATTTGAATCAAAATACTACACCATTAAATTTGAATCAACCACGTAGCCATGCAGAAACATTTTTAGACTTATATAAAAATTCCCCTACTACAAGAGATTATAATATTAATGTTACTTCTGATTTAGCTAATAGAATTTCAGGAGGACTAGGAAGCGTGCCTCTTGTAGGTGGTACTTTATCAACAATGGCAGATGTTGCAATGCCCGCAGCTGCATTAATTGGAAGTCCTTTTTACGATGCAATACAAGGAACTTATAGAGGAATTACAGATCCTGATAAAAGTGTTCGGCAAGCTATTAAAGATGAAAATATAGGATCAACAATGTGGGAGAGAATGATAGGAGCGTCTGCACCATTGTCAGAACGTTTATCAAATTGGAAAGATGATTTTAGTATATATGGTAAGGCTTTTGCAGGTGATTATATACAGAATCCTAAAATTCAACGATTCAAACAACAACAATTAATGAATCGAAGAAAACAAGACATGCAACGACAAATTCGAGAAGCAGAGGCAGCGACGAAAGCGGAAGCAGAGAAAAAAAGAATTGAACAAGAAAAAATAAAAACCGCACAAAAAAATTGGAAACCTACATATAATCCAGCTTCATCTCATGCAGAAGCACAAGCAACAGGTGGTGATTATCACAGTGGACATGAATCAACTGTAGATGGACAAACTACTGATTGGGGACCAAGCTCTCATATGATAGCACGAGGCGGTTTAGCTCAACGTGCTCCACGTTATGCTAACGGCGGACTTATAGATTTTTTTAGATACGGAGGCTTCATTGGCTAGAATAGTACAATCATTAACACAGCCACTTGAGAAATACGATCAACAGATACAACAATCATTTGTTAGGGACGTTGATAGTGTTATACAAAAATTAAACACATCCTTTCAACAGGATTTAAAAGACGAGGCGGAAGCGGAAAGCTTCTTCATGGCATAATGGCTAATACATTTGTAAATAAAAAAGTAGATTTAACTAGTACCAGCGCAACAACATTGTATACCGTACCCAGCGCTACAACAGCTGTTATAAAATCTATACTCGTGTCCGAAGATTCAGGGAACGCGGATACTATAACAGTTACAATAACTGATACAGATGACGCTGTTTTCAGCTTATTTAACGTTAAATCAATCTCGTCTAACGGAACATCGGAATTATTATCTGCACCTTTAGTGGTAGCAGAAAGTGAAATTATAAAAGTAACCGCAGCTACGGCAAACAGATTACACGTCGTACTGTCTGCGCTCGAAATTAAGCCTAGGATTGTTACATCATAGACTTGATTTCTTTGTATAAACAAAGTAATATTATAAACCCAGGTGAAATTCCTGCCTTTAACAAATAACACAAAATTATGGCTATAAATTACGGAACATCATTGGACACTGGAGCACTGGATATCAAATATACAGGTGACGAAGGTCCTAAATCTCCAGATCAACAATTAATGGCTTCTGCTGACCCTATGTTAGTAGAAGAATATAAAAAATACGTTTTTGAAATGGAAGAGCAAGGGCAAACACCAATTTCATTTAAACAATTCATTCAACAAATTATGTCAGAATCAAGAATGGCCGAAGGCGGAATCGCTAGACTGGGATATGCTAATGGACTAAAAGTCTCGGATTATGACTTAACAGGTTTAAGAAATCCTTTTGTATCAGGACGAGTGGATAGAGAGGGTGAAGGTTTTTATCAAGACGAGTTCACAGGTATGAGAGATCCTTTTGTACCAATAGGACCAACAACGAAATCGGATTATGACTTAACAGGTTTAAGAAATCCTTTTGTATCAGGACGAGTGGATAGAGAGGGTGAAGGTTTTTATCAAGACGAGTTCACAGGTATGAGAGATCCTTTTGTACCAATAGGACCAACAA